ATGCTGCTTATCTGGCAGAGAAAGAACAGGGAGAGGCTTCCCAGTCTGAATATATCCCTAGCGAACAGGAATCTATGATTGTCATGGTGAAAACGATGTTACCAACCATGGAAATCAAAGACGATAATACAAAGCTTGCTGTTTCGGGCTTGTATGAAGTCTGGGAACCGGGGAAATATGAGGTTGGGGAGATCCGCAACTGGTACGACCAGACCTGGGAATGCTTCCAGGCGCATGATAACGCGGTGTACCCGGACATCAAGCCGGATAATCCAGCATGGTTTACTTTCTGGAGGCCATTGCACGGGAAGACGAAGGGAACAGCCCGGCCGTTCGTGCCGGTGCAGGGGGCGCATGATATGTACCATACCGGGGAATACGCCTGGTATGAGGGTGTTTTGTATGAATGCGTGCAGGATACGAACTTCTCCCCAAAAGAATACCCTCAGGGGTGGAAAAGCGAGGGATAGCAGGGAATGGATACACCACTGACAAGGGCGGAGCATGAGGAGTTCCGGCGCGCGGTAGATGCAGAGCACAAACGGATCCACCACCGGTTGGACAGTATGGAAAAGGCAACTGAACAGATCGGGAGCCTGGCGGTATCAGTGGAAAAGCTGGCGGTGAGTATGGAAACCATGGCGAAAGCCCAACAAGAGCAGGGAGAAAAGCTGGAAGAACTGGAAAACCGGGACGGAGAGATGTGGCGAAAAGTAGCCGGATACATATTAACAGCGGTTTTAGGTATTGTGATAGGCTTTCTATTTAAGCAAGTCGGAATTTATTAAAGGAGGGATTTTGAATGGAACTGTTAGGAATCACAGGAGTCGCAGCAATTACGATTATTTGTTATCTGGTAGGGAGTTTAGTAAAATGTACTACCTTAGATAATAAGTTTATCCCCGTCATTTGCGGGGCATTTGGAGGAGCCTTGGGTGTGGTTGGAATGATCACCATTCCGGACTTTCCGGCAACAGATTATATTACGGCGATTGCAGTTGGGATTGTAAGCGGATTGGCGGCAACCGGAATTGATCAGGCGGTAAAGCAGTTATCTGAAAAGAAAGAAGGATAAGAAAATGAGCAACAGTAAATTAGTATCATACACGAAAATCAGTCCGCATAAAAATCCAAGGAAAAACGACACATACAATAAAACTGGTAAGATTACCAAAATCACAATCCATCATATGGCAGGAAATCTTTCCGTGGAAAGCTGTGGGAACGTATTCCAGACAAGGGAAGCAAGTGCTAATTACGGCATTGATTCAAATGGCAAGGTGGGAATGTATGTAGAAGAAAATTACCGTTCGTGGGCTTCTTCCAGCCGGGAAAATGATTATAAAGCTGTTACAATCGAGGTGGCGAACGACGGCGGGGCGGATACAGATTGGCATGTATCGGATAAAGCGCTGGCTAAGCTAATTGATTTATGTGTGGACATTTGCCAGAGAAATGGGATTGATAAGCTGACCTACACCGGGGACAGCAAAGGAAACCTGACCCGGCACAATATGTTTACTGCTACCACCTGCCCGGGGCCGTACCTGCAAGGAAAGTTTCCGTACATCGCGGAGGAGGTCAACAAGCGCCTAGGTGCGGACAAGCCTTTGTACCGGGTTAGGAAGTCGTGGAAGGACTCTTCTTCCCAGCTAGGGGCGTTTGAGGAGTTAGATAATGCGAAAGTCATGGCGGACAAAAACAAAGGATACGCCGTGTTTGACGAAAACGGGAAGGAAGTGTATTCTACAGCCCCCAAAAGCACCAAGATTAACGTGACCTACTGCGTACAAGCAAACGGAAGATGGCTGCCGGAGGTAAAGAACCTTGAGGACTACGCGGGGAATGACAACCAGCCGATCACAGCCCTGATGTTAAAAGTGGACAAGGGTAAGATCAAATACCGGGTACACTTGGCAAAAGAAAACCGCTGGCTGAACTGGATCACTGGGTACAACAAAAACGACTTTAAAAACGGTTATGCCGGGAATGGGAAAGGCCACCCGATCGACGGTGTTCAGGTTTACTTCTACACACCGGACGATGTGCGCCCGTACCAGCAGGCATATTACCGGGTGTCCGAAGTGGGGCGTTCCGGGTATCTGCACTGGATTGAAGATACCAGCACCGCCAATGGGTCTGACGGTTACGCGGGCAATCTTAACGGGAAAGCCATTGACAGGATTCAGATTCAAATCAAAGAGAGATAACAAAAGTACAGCCTCTGGGGTTATTCCTCAGAGGCTTTTTTTATTTTGTGAACAGATTATAACGGGAAAATTTGAGCACAAACGTGCAACTTTTTTCATATTTTAAGGTGATGATGAATACATCATTCAATATAGAACAATATAGAAAAGTATTGACACGATGTGTTATAATAAAAATGAAAGGAGGAGTAATCAATGGCTAGTTTATCCAAACCTGTCAATTTACCGTTTCAAATTGATGATAGTAAAGTTGATGATTTCAAAAGAAAGATAGATAAGCAGGCGTATAAAAAAGCTATTGCGCGGGCTGAGAAACATGGCTTTACTCCGGTAAAACTAACAAAATAAGATATTTATAAATATATTAACTAAGTTAGAATGGAGGGCATAATATGTTAAAAGCAATTGATGTGGCTAATTTTTTTGTCGATTTAGCCAATAGCGATCCAGATGATTGCATGACAAATTTACGAGTAAATAAGCTGTTATATTTTGCCCAAGCATGGAGTGTTGTTAGAAGAAACAAACCTTTATTTGAAGAAGACATGCAGGCATGGAAGTATGGCCCGGTGGTTCCAGAAGTATATACAGCATTCAGCGCTTGCGGGAGGGAACGGATAGCTTCGGTAAGTGGAGATTATTCATTGAACTCATTTTCTAGCGATGAATTAGATTTACTTATAGATGTTGCGCGAGAATATGGGAAATATACTTCCAGTACTTTAGTCGATTTTACTCATGAGAAGAACGGACCATGGGATAAAGTATATGTTGAGGGACAAAAAAATATAATATCGAAAGAAAGTTTAAAAACTTATTTTTCTCAACAAAACACTTTAAAATCCTTTTCGCTTCCAGAAGCGATGGAATCATATGTGGGTTATAGGGATTCTGCTGATGGATTATTGATTCTTCCTAAAGAATACGATGATGAGTCCGAATAAGTGGGAAATATGGCTGGCGAAAGTAAAGTTTGAGGATAACCCTACTCAAGTGAAACCACGCCCGGTTCTTGTAATTGATTCAAAACGTTGCTATATTATATCTATTAAAATAACAAGTCATCCTCCAAGAACAGAATATGATGGTGAATATTCGATTGTAAAATGGAGCGAAGCTGGCTTGAATAAAGCTTCTACTATACGATGCAGTAAACGGTTAAAACTATTTAACAGTGATTTTGTTCATAAATTAGGACGGCTTCACCCAATAGATATTATCTCCATACAAAAAAATTGGGGAGATAAAACTCCCCTTGTTCTAAGGATAGTCAAAATTCTGTTCATTGTCAATATATAATGATTAAAAAAATTTTAATACACAGGAGGTGAAAATATGAATCGAAAAATTCCATTATCCGAAAGATATTATCCAGTTTTAGAACAGATGATTTTTGAACGTGGAATAAAGAAAAAAGATGTTGCAAAAGCACTGAATATTACCCCCAGAGGATTGTCGCTAAAATTGACAGGACGAAGAAAGTTTTTATGGGACGAAGTTTGCGCTATGCAAGAAGTATTTTTTTCGGATTTAGATAAGGATAAATTATTAAAGAAGAGAGTATCAAAATGAATAAAAGTATTAAGTTAAGCTTAGCATTAGATGAAAATAGCATACAAGAAACTGTTGATATGATAAGCGATTTGTACAAAAAAATAGAAGAAGCTAATTTTTTGGCCGAAAAACTAGCTTCCTCATTACATGACCTAAAAATCGAAATCAAGTTTTAAATTTATTTCTTGATGACACTTTGGACACAAATGTTTGCCTGCTGAAATAGCTATAGCTTGATGACAGAATGGACAGACAATTTCATATTTTTTGCTTAATGCAGCATGTCTGGCTTTTTCCATTATCGTATTTTTTAAATCTTTCTCAAATCGTTTCATGTCAGCCTTATTCCCGGCTCTATATGTTGGCACTTATACACCCCCAATCTTTCTGAATAGACTACATTTTATTATTATTCGCGAACAAAAATCAACGTTTGGTAGCTACAATAACATTATAAGAAAGTATGTTCTATAAGTCAATGGTGAAACAGGGATTTTATTATTTTTAACAACAACTTCCACTAAAATAGTATTAATTAAAATCATTATAATAGGAGGAAAAACGATGAAGTACTTTGAAATCGCGCTGAATGTTGTTGAACTTATATTTTATTCGGCAGTCATTATTTACATTGTAAGGGGGTGGAATAAATGAATAAAAAACTCAAACAGCTAATGGAGCAAAACCATACGACACAAACAGAATTGGCGGAAGTTGCGGGAGTTTCTCAGGCTTTCATGTCATATATTATGAAAGGCTATAAAGTACCATCTGTAGCAGTTCTAAAGCGAATAGCCGACTATTTCGGCGTTTCGATGGACGAATTGGTGGACTGATATTTTCAAAGTTGTAGGAGGCGAAAAAATGAGTGAAGTAAAAATTGACCCGGAATTTGAAAAGTTGATCCCGCCGCTGGAATCGGAGGAGTATAAACAGCTTGAAGAAAACATCATGAAAGACGGATGCCGAGAAGCTTTGACGGTGTGGAATGGGATTCTTGTTGACGGACACAACCGCTACAGGATTTGCACAGAACACCATATCAAATTTCAGACAGAAAACATGAACTTTCCAAACCGTGAAGCTGTGATCGAATGGATTCTAAGAAACCAGCTAGGCAGACGGAATCTTAGTCCAACTCAAAGAGTTGAACTGGCATTGAGGTTAAAACCGATTATTCAGGAAAAGACTCAGGAAAATAGAGAAAAAAATCAAGGGCGACCAGATACAAAAAAACTGCGTCAGAAATCTGACACAGTTAAAATTCGCACCGATGAAGAACTAGCTAAACTCGCCGGAGTATCCCGTGACACAATCCGAAAAGTAGAACTTATCAAAAACGAGGGTACGGAGGAACAAATCCAGCGTGCACGGCAAGGCGGAAAAGGAAACAGTGTGAATGCGATCGTCAATGAAATCAAGCAAAAAGACGGATTCAAGAAATGTACCGTATGCGGCGAGGTAAAACCAATGATGGACTTTCGATACGGTCATAACGTTTGCCGGGATTGTACCAACATACAAAATGCGGACAGGCGGTGCAAAAATTACCGTGGAGAATCAGTGAAGATTGATCCAAAAACACAAGAACTTTTTAAGCAACACAGCCGGGATATTTATGAGAGAATGTATGATCCGTCCCAGATACCGGAGTATACAGTTGAAAATCTGGAAGAAGAGATCAAAAGCCTTTCCGATTATCTGCAAAGAAATGTAGATCAATGCCTGGAAGACCACAAAAATCTTGTAACAGCCGAAAATAAGCCAAAAATAATAGCCGCCCTGTCCTCAGCAGAAGCGACTATCAAAAAAATAAAGGAGTTATTTAACTATGGATAATTATAACACAAATTACGAATATAAGCAAATCAATAGTGCATTTATTTTGTCGGATCCAGATTACCAAAGAACACTAGATGTCAACCGTGTAAAGCGAATTGTTGCAAACTTCAATCCAAACTTAGTAAATCCAATCAAGGTTTCTTTAAGAAACGGAAAATATTATGTGTTTGATGGACAGCATACTCTTGCCGCATTAAAGATGAAGAACAACAATCAAAATTTATTGGTAGAGTGCAAGGTATATCGTCTGACCAAAGAGTAGGAGGCGGAACTGTTCGCACAACAAAATGGTTTTTCTAGAGTGGTAGGGGCTATCTACAAGCTGAAAGCGCAGTACACGGCTAAAGATGTAGACGTGATTGATCTGGTAAATCTGACTGCACAATCTGGACTATTCATTGACTTTTGCAGAGGAAGAACCAATAACAGAATTGTATGTGTGGCAAAAGCATACCAAATCTATAAATCAACCACAGCGGGAGAATATGTGGAGATTCTGCGAATGATCAAAGAAACATGGGGCGGAAACCCAGAGAGCCTTAGTACTGAAATTCTGGGCGGTGTATTTCAATTTTATAGGAAATACAAAGGTGACTTCAAATATAACACTTTTGTTAGACAACTCTCCAAAGTAAATGTTAATGAGATTATTAGAGATGGGAAAGCAATAGGAAATTCATGGAAGGGCGATGTTCGATTTACAATCCCGATTTTTAATCATTACAACAAAGGGTTGAGAGGAAATAAATTGGAGCCTAAGTTTTAGTATAGGAGGTGCGCACAATGAACGTCGGGCAGATGATCCGGGAAAAGCGTTTGACAAAAAACATGACCCAGCAGGAACTGGCAGATCGGGTACAGATTACCCAGTCAATGTTGTGCCAGATTGAGCGTGGATCAAAAATCCCAACAATCTTGCTGGCGTGGGAGATCGCAAAGGTATTGGGATTTGAACTGAACGATTATGTTTCAGAAGAATCATAGGACAAATTAGGTTTATCATAATCTGAATTGAGGTGATTATTATGGCGAGAAAGGTAGTTCTTTCTTCCGGCAAAGTGGCTTATGTGACTAATATCATGGCTGATGGTACAGTGAGGGATTCCATGGAGGGATATACGCTCCCTTATAATGAAAAAACCAAGCGCATTTATCAACACTTGGCGGATATGTATTTTAATTTTGTCGCAGAGCACGGGGAAGAACTGGAAAAGGAATGGGAACAAAAAGAAAGGACGTGCAAAGATGCAGGAAGTAATAACGGCTCTGATTAGCGGCTTGATCTTTGCCGGGTGGATACCGGCATGCGTGATGATGGACAAGCTAAAAAAGGGCAGAAAAAAGCTTCGCCCGGTTCTGACACAAACAAGACAAAGCACACAAAATGTAGTATACATACAGGATACACCAAAGGGGGCGTAAAGTCAAGTGGAAGATATGGGATACAACCGGCACGGCGATGATTTGCCGGAACCAAAGCTGTTTTGCGTGAAGTGCGAAGACATTATTGAGCCAAACGAGCAATACATAGACTTTGACGGCGACTCATGGTGTTTAAGCTGCTTTGCAAAATGGAAAGAGGAGCATACAAAATGGAGTTAAAACGGGCGTCGCGGGGATATATCCGAGGCACCTATAAGGACATTATCGAACTGACGCTGCTGCGGGAAGCGCCGTACTGCAATACTTGCAGAGGGTGCGTATACGACAGCGGAATGCGGTACCGGTACTGTTGGTTTACTTGGGAGATCCTCCCGGCATTTGATAAAGCAATCGGGGCAGAGTGCCCGGTAGAATGGAGATTAGAAGATGGATAATTACTTTTCAAAGCTGAACCAGATCAATGTGAATGAACACACTGAGAAAAAGGGAAGGCTGACCTATTTGTCATGGCCGTGGGCATGGGGCAAACTGAAAGAATTGTACCCGGATTCTACATATACGGTGTATGAGAACAAAGACGGGTGGTTTTACCATACAGACGGAAAAACTTGCTGGGTAAAGACCGGAGTAACGGTAGGAGGACTGGAGCACATTGAATATCTTCCAGTGATGGACAATTATAATAAATCTATCCCGGCAGACAAAGTTACAAGCTTTGATGTGAATAAGGCAATCCAGAGAAGTGTAACAAAAGCGGCGGCCAGACATGGGCTGGGACTGTATATCTATGCCGGAGAAGACCTGCCGGGAAGCGATGATGTGGAGGAAAAATATATCTGCGAAAGGTGCGGGAGACCTGTCAAAGGTTACCGAAAAAAGAGCGGAGAAGCGGTAGAACCAAAAACTGTTTATGAAAGCACCGGGCACCTTTGTATGAGCTGCTGGGAACAGGAGAAACAAAAATGATCTTGCAAGGGAAGATCAAGGGATATGACGGACAAGCGCTGACGATCCAGGCTCCGTTTTCGGATACCTTTAACTTTATCAAGATGAAGAATTATGCAGAGTTTGGAAGGTGAGAAAAGAATGAGCGTTACAGAAGAAACCAGACGGGAGAGCTACTATAAAACAGACCGGAACACCCGTCAGATTGAAGTGCTGGGGGCGTTTCGGAAATACGGCAAGATGACCGCCAACGAATGCGCCAAACGTCTCGGATATACAGACGGGAACCGGGTGAAGCCCCGGATCACAGAATTAAAGAACAAAGGGTTGCTGTTCGCCACAGGGGAAAAGAGATATGACCCGGACACAAAGCGGAATGTGGCGGTATTTCAAATTTATGATAAGGAGAATAAGAGATGTTAAACAAAGCGATTTTAATGGGCCGTTTCGTTGCTGATCCGGAGTTAAGGACAACGCCGAACGGGGTATCGGTGACAGCGTTCCGTATTGCGGTAAACCGTACATATAACCGGGAACAGACCGACTGGATCGACATCGTAGCGTGGCGGCAGCAGGCGGAATTTGTCTGCAAATATTTCCAGAAAGGGAGCATGATCGTAGTCGAGGGTTCGATCCAGACCAGGAATTACGAAGATAAAAACGGAAACAAGCGCACCGCTGTAGAAGTGGTAGCAGACCAGGTACATTTTGCGGAAAGCAAAGCAAAGGAATCCGCATCGCATGAACCGAAGCAGGAAAACTTTTCCGTTGGGAATATGGACGAATACGAGGATTTGGACACCGAAGACGGCGACTTACCGTTTTAAGGCGGTGGCAGCGTGAACTATATATCAGAAATTAAGGCGTTTTATGATTCGATACTATCTAAACCATTGTCTACAGGACAAATTGCTTTATGGCACGCATTGATGAGCATAAACAATAAATGTGCTTGGACGAAATGGTTTACAGTGCCGAATCAAACGCTTGAATTACTAACAGGTATGTCACGGCAGGCCGTATCAAAAAATAGGAATGTTTTAAAACAGTTGGGCTATTTGGATTTCAAAACAAATGGGACAAAAGCAACCTCCTATACGTTAAATAGTTTACAAGCTGGTTGTCAAGATAGTTGTCAAAGTAGTTTACAAGACAGTTTACAAAGTAGTTGTCAAAACAGTAGCACATTAAATAAACGAAACGAAACTAAACGAAACAGTAATATAACGCGCGTGCGCGATTATTACGAAAACCGGATCGGGGTATTGAACCGAACGGCGTTAGGACAGCTTTCAGGTTTTTTGGATCATATGGAGCCGGAAGTGATCGAACGTGCTGTAGACATCACGGCCCAAAAAGGGGTATCGAACTGGAAATATGTGAACACGATTTTGTCCGATTGGCTGGAAAAAGGGATATTGAGAGCAGCTGACCTAAAAAAGCTGGAGAAAAAACCAAAGCCCCAGCCGGATAATATGGATTGGCTGGACGAACTAACCGCGGGAATGGAGTTTGACGAACGATGAAACAAAACGATGCGAAGAAGATGTTAAACGACTTAATGAGTTATTACGGGAAATCCCCGGAAAGTTTAAAAAGCACGGTGGAACTGTATTTGTCCCTGTTTTGCAAATGCCCAGTGACTAAATCAAAGGCATTGTTTCAACGGATCGTGAAATCATTCCAGTATTTTCCGAGATTGTCGGAACTGGATTTTATCGAAAATAGTTTCCAGGGCGCCCCAATAAAAATCACCAATCAGGAATTTTGCTTTGCCTGTAAAAATACCGGAGTGATCTGGTATACCAAACAAGTGAAAAGCATGGGGGATACAGCCTTTTCTTATGAGTTTGTAAGCTGCTGCCCCTGTTGTGAAAAGGGCAAACAATATCCGGACTTTCCATCCTTTGCAGAGATTGCGCAGCCCTTTGAACTGGAGGACTTGATCGAGTATAACCGCAGGTGGCTACGGCCAACATCTGAGGAAGTGCAGCAAGCGCGGCGCAAGGTGGAAAATTTTTCTCTGGGAGGAAAGCTGTGAAATACATGATCCCGGAAGTGCCGCCGAGCAATAACAAATATATTGGGAGAATGAACCGGTGGGAATATCAGGAGGAGAAGAAACGATGGGCGGCGCTGGTGCAGTTCCTGTGCAGCCCGAAGCCTGAAAAACCAATCCCAAAGGCGAAAGTAACCCTAACATACTTTTTCCCGACAAGGGTAAGGCGGGATCCCGACAATTATTCGGGAAAGATGATCCTGGACGGGCTGGTAAGATCCGGGATATTACTGGACGACAGTTTTTCCTGTATAGAGCTTGTCCTGCTGGGCGGATACGACAAAGAGAACCCAAGAACGGAAATAATGGTTGAGGTGAAAGAATGACCAATCAGGGCATACAAAAAGTATTAGACCAGTACAACGCCGGGGTACCGATGCCGGAGATCGTCACAGGTGTTATGCGGTTAGAACAGGTAAAAAAGCGGGAGGCAAAAGACCTTGTGGAGAGAATAGTATACGAGGATCTGGCCCGGAAAAGGCGGGAGAGAAAGAATGACGGAAAAGAAGTGTAACCTTTGCGGAAAACAATACACCGGCCACGGGAACAGTCTGTATTGCGATAGCTGCCGGGAATATGCAAATAAAATGCGAAAACAAAGCGACAAAACAAGAATAGACCGATACAACCAATATCATGGTCATGATCCTATGGGCTGGTATAAAAAGATCGTAGCAGACCAAAAGGCGGGGAAATACTCCGATGTAAAGGGCGCTAAGATCAACAGCGATTTTTCTAAAATAGACCGAAAACACGCAAGGGGGAATGAATGATGACAAATCAAGAATTAGAACAGATGATAGCATATGAAAATCAGGCCAACAGCAATGCGAACAGCGCGCAGCGCTGGCAGAAGCAGGCGCAGGAGCTTGAAAGGGAATTGGAACAGGTCAAGGCGGAGCTGGAAAGCCTGAAAGGGGAATAGCCATGTACGAAACACTGACGTTCCGGGCGAAAGAAGCGGATCAGGAAATAAAGTCAGACGCGGGGAAATGGAGGATCACCCTAGTGCCGCCGCAGATCATCTTTGACATTGCCGAGGTACGGGAATACGGGGTGAAAAAATACAAGGACCCGGAAAACTGGAAACGGGTGGAAAAAGCGCGGTATGTCAACGCGTTGTTCCGGCACCTGTTTGCGTGGCTTACAAGCCCATATTCCAGCGACCGGGAAAGCGGGATCAGCCATTTAAAGCACGCGGCCTGCAATATGGCTTTCTTGTGCGAGCTGCAAGCCCGTGAAGAAAAGGAACTGGAACGCTTGGAAGAGGAGATCACGGCATGACGGGGGAAAGGCTGGCCGAGGAGATCAAAATCTATCAGGGGATAAGCCGGATCTGTTTCATCATCGCGGATATTTGGGAACATGAATCCAATGCGCAACTAGCTATCTGTGCAAGAAAAAAACAGGAATATATCAAAAAGGCTCAGATCAGCCGGGAGAAGGCTCATAAACGGTATTTAGAGTATGTATCGGTTTATTTTCCTGACAAATAGAAAACGTCTGTAATGCGGCTTAGATTTTGCGATATGAGGGTGATTGCTATGAAAAACAAAACGGACAATCCTAGGAAGTTTATCAACCGTGTGATTGGTACGGCGAGCGGGAAAGACCGGAGCAAAGCCGGGAGGAGGAAAAAGAGGAAATGAGGGAATGAGGGAATGGATCGCATTATTCGTAAGCTGATTGCCGTTCCCATTGGCTTTATCGGGATCGGGATCATCGTTTTGGGCGTTTTGATCGAGGGGTTAGCGGAAATGATTTTGAGCGCGGGGGAGGAACAGGATTGACAAGCCAAGAGAAAAAACAATATTTACTAAAATATCAGCATTTCACCCAAGAAGTGGACAGGCTATCCGATGAGCGCGCGCAGACGCTTGCTAGAGCTCAGAAGATCACGCCGACCTTATCGGATATGCCTAAGTCACAAAGTGGCGCAAATCGCTTAGAATTGGCTGTAGAGGACATCGTAGAAAATGCTGACAAGCTGGCTGAAAAAATCCGGGAGATGTTGCGCGCCAAGGAAGAGATTGAACAGGTGATCGACAGTCTGGAAGATGATACCCTGCGACGGTTGATGAAGTACCACTACATAGACGGTAAGACGTGGGAAGAGGTTGCTGTTAAAATGTTTTATGGTTATCAATGGGTTTGTAAGCTTCATGGTCGAGCCTTAGCTAAACTTCAAATTAATAGGCGATAGAAAGCGATATAAAAAGTATGGTATCATTAAGATGGGAAAAGTGAAAAGATATTTGACACTCCTTTTCAAAGATTACGCGGTACAGCCGCCGGGATAATCCCGTAAATATTAAAGACGCGCCAAAACAGGCGCGAGAAAGAAAAAACGCAGGGGAATCAATCCTCTGCGTCATGTTTTATATCCTTCATAGCTTTTTGATATAAGGACACCAGTTTTTTAAGAAATTGCGACCGGCTCATTTCACCGCGCAAAGTTTCAATCATTTCAAAATCTTCATTTCTAAGGTCAGCAACCCATCGCTTATAGGTTTTAGCATTATAGCGGCGTTTGACTTCTGATGATGTTTTACCCATTGTGTTTCCTCCTTTTGTAAATCTGATAAATTACTTGTAGCAGAACTAAAATACTGTTTGCAATGACTATAATTTTTAACCAGATATTCCATCCAAATACAACGGCAATGATGACAAATACGATGAGTGTGAGAATCCAAAAATCGTTCTTTTTCATTTGCGATATCTCCTATTCTGTGGTATACTATTAATAACCCCAAAAGGGGGAGGGGCTTCCGCCCCTCGGCTATTTGCTAGGATTTAAGTGCTGTAATCAAAGCGGCTAGTGCTATAACGGCTTTAATTATCAGTTCGGCTATCTCTCTAGCGGATAGCCTTTTGTTTTTCTTCTTCATGTTCTCACCTCCTTTCACTATCTATATTATAGCATACTCTACAGAGTATGTCAAGCTTTTTTTCAAAGTTTTTTTAATTTTTTAAAATATTTTCTGCACTCAATCATTTGGTGGGTGCTTTTATTATGTCATTTCCATTTCTAAAGAAAGGCGGTGAAAGCATGGCACGGAAATATAAGTGGGAAATATATGTTGATAAGGTTCTAAGCGGAATGAAACAGGTGGAAGCATATAAAAGCACTTTTAATTGTTCAAAAATGAAAGAAAGCACGATATATGAAACTGCCAGCGCCATGCTTCACGATAAAAATAAATACCCCAAGAGTTCCGCAAGATATCTTGAGCTTAGCCAAAAAGCGAAGGAGCAGGACGACGAAAAAGCGATTGCAGATTCAAGAGAAATGCAGGAAAAGCTAACGGCAATCATCCGGCAAGCGATAGAGGAAGAAATTGTTCTAGTCGACCCGGCACAGGGCGTTGTAAAGGTCAAAAAGACCGCCGCAATAAAAGAGATTATCAGCGCAATCAATATGCTTGCAAAAATGCAGGGACTTTTTAGGGACAACGTGAGCATTGATGGAAATGTTGGCGTGGTGATCGTTGATGATATCGAAAACAGTTAAAGGCGTTCGGGAGTTTGTCGGCGGCGGATATGATGATTTCTGGAGGTTTAAAGGCCGTTACCGTGTATGTAAGGGAAGCCGTGCAAGCAAGAAATCAAAAACTACTGCTTTATGGTATGCAATATGGCTAAATAAAAAAGGCTTTGAAAATGCAAACTTAGTTGTATTTAGGAAAACATATAGGACAATCAAAGATTCGTGTTTTACTGATCTAAAATGGGCGCTTGAAAGAATCGGAAAGCTAAATGATTGGAATGTCACATTATCCCCGCTTGAAATGACCCGAAAATCAACAGGGCAAAAGATTCTTTTCCGGGGCCTTGATGATGTGTTGAAAATTACGTCAATTACCGTTGAAAAAGGCGTTTTGTGCTGGGCGTGGCTTGAAGAAGCATACGAAGTCACGAAAGAAGATGATTTTAATATACTTGATGAATCTATCCGTGGCGAATGCCCGGCCCCGCTCTTTAAGCAATGGACGATCACATTTAACCCGTGGAATGAAAGGCACTGGTTGAAAAAGCGTTTTTTTGATGCTGAATCAGACCCGGACATTATGGCTATAACAACAGATTATAGGTGCAATGAATGGCTGGATTCAGCGGATATAAAAGTATTTGAAGAAATGAAACGCCGCAACCCTAGGCGTTATGCTGTAGCCGGTTTAGGTGGATGGGGTATTGTTGAGGGCCTTGTATACGAGAATTGGAAAGAACAGCAATTTGATGTTGATAAAATCGCATTATTGCCCGGCGTTATTTCTGTGTTCGGGATGGATTTTGGATATACAAATGATCCCTCAACTCTTTTTTGTGGGCTGCTTGATCCCAAGGACAAGCGGCTTTTTGTGTTTGATGAAATGTATCAAAAGGGCATGTCAAACAGAAAGATAGCCGAAACAGTAAAGGACATGGGATACGGAAAGGAAAAAATCACAGCGGATTCAGCGGAACCGAAATCCATTGACGAATTAAAATACTTGGGCTTGCGTGTCCGCCCGGCAATGAAAGGCAAAGACAGCATAAAAAACGGGATTCAATGGATTCAGGATTTAGAAATCATTATTCATCCTCAATGCGTAAACTTTTTAACAGAAATATCTAACTATACATGGGTAACGGACAAATTCGGCGAAAAGCTAAATGTCCCGATTGATGACTTTAACCACCTTATGGATGCTATGCGTTACGCATTAGAGCAATACATATCAGATAATAAGCCGAAACTGAACAGAGGAATTACAGGAGGAATCTAAGAACTATGGAAATAAACGTTTTGGGGACTAATTATTTATTAGTGGAATCCAATGAAGAAAAGGACGCTAAATTAAATGGTCGCGACGGATATTGCGACACTAGCGTTAAAAAACTCGTTGTAGAAGAAATGAAAAGGACAACCCCTTTTCAAAAAGAAAAACTACAAGAATACAAAAAACAAGTAATTAGACATGAACTGATTCATGCCTTTATTTATGAATCTGGCTTAGATACTTGCAGTGATTGGGGCAAAAACGAAGAAATGGTTGATTGGATATCAATTCAGTTTCCAAAGATGATAAAGGCTTTTCATGAAGCCGAATGTATTTGACCGGGGAGGAATACAGGAATGTTTATGATCGACAAAGAAACCCCGCTGACATTGCCTTTATTGCAGGAGTTTCTTGATAAGCATAGGAACGAGGTCAAAAACCGATACGAGAAACTAAAGGCGGCCTATGAATCAGATCACGATATTCTGCACATACCCGCAAAACCTAAATATAAACCGGATAACCGTATTGTGGTAAACTTCCCGAAATATATCGTGGATACCATGAACGGTTTTTTTATTGGGAATCCGATTAAGATTGTTTCCGATGATGAATCTGTATCCGACTTTGTGGAATACCTAGACCAGTACAACGATCAGGACGATAACAATGCGGAACTTTCCAAGATCATGAGCATTTACGGCAATGGGTTTGAAATGTATTACACAGATGAAAATTCTGAATTGTGCATGACGTATCTTTCACCGGCTGAGGCATTCATGATCTATGATGATTCGATCGTTGAAAGACCGCTTTATTTTGTGCGCCGTTATACGGACAGGGAAAATCATGAATTTGGAAGTATTTCCGATAAAACCGGGGTGCGTTATTTTAAAATCACAGGCGGTCTTGAATGGCTTGATGAAGATTGGGCGCCACATTACTTTGACGGGGTGCCTGCTACTGAATACTTAGAAAATGCGGAAAGACAGGGCATTTTTGAGCCAGTATTATCAATGGTGAACGCATATAACAAGGCGATTAGTGAAAAGGCGAATGATGTTGATTATTTTGCAGACGCCTATTTGAAAATACTAGGAACATTGGTAGAAAACGAAGATTTAAAGTTTATTCGTGATAATAGGGTAGTGAATTTTCCAGGAGATGACGCACAGAAAATAATTGTTGAATTTATGGATAAGCCAAACAATGACACAGCGCAAGAAAATCTTTTGGAACGTCTGGAACGCCTGATCTTTAATATGTCTATGGTGGCGAATATCTCAGATGAAAACTTTGGCGCTAGTTCCGGGATTGCACTGAAATATAAGCTGCAATCCATGTCAAACCTTGAAAAGACCAAAGAAAGAAAGTTTACTAGCGGCATGAACCGGAGATATAAGCTGTTATTTTCACACCCGGCATCAAAGGTGCCCGCTGATTCATGGGTAGGACTTCACTATCAATTTACCCCTAACATTCCCGCTAACCTACTTGAAGAAGCGCAGATAGCGGCGCAGATGGAAGGTATCACAAGCAATCAAACACAATTAAAGGTGCTTTCTATCGTTGATAATGTGCAGGACGAATTAGACCGGATAGAGGAAGAAAACAGCGCACCGGCTGAAACGATTGTTGAAAAGGCGATGTTTGGAGGGGCTGGAGAATCAACGTCACCAGTAGCCGATGATTCCTCGGCTACTAATACAGAGGATTTAACAAATGGACAGTAAAGAATACTGGCAGCGCCGGGAAGATGAAAACACAAAGCACTATATCAAGCAAGAAGAGGAATATGACCGGCAAATAGAAAAAATATATGATGATATGCTAGACAGCATTCAGAAAGAAATAGATGGCTTCTATGGCCGTTATGCAAGCCGTGAGGGTATTACTATATCCGAAGCCAAAAAGCGTGTTTCAAAGCTGGATATTGAGGAATACGAGCGCAAGGCTAAGCGATATGTTGAAGATGCAGCCAGAGATCGGAAAGCAAACGACGGAAAAACCAACTATAAGGGCTATTATTTTTCTGATAAGGCAAATGAAGAAATGCGCTTGTACAACCTGACAATGAAAGTTAACCGCCTTGAAATGCTAAAAGCTAATATAGGGCTTGAAATGATTAAAGGCCATGCAGAACTAGAAACATTTATGGGGGAAATCCTGCAAGGGCGGACAGAGGAAGAACTAAAGAGGCAAGCGGGCATATTAGGAAACACGATTAAAGACAATGCGAAGCTTGCGCACACTATCCCGAATGCCTCTTTCCACAATGCGACATTCTCAGACCGGATCTGGATGTATCATGACGTTATGAAAGCTGATCTTTCCAAATTACTGCAAACCGGCTTGATTCAAGGTAAAAATTCCCGGCAGCTGGCGAGAGAACTCAGGAAATATTATCACGGCGACGAACACTTAAAAAACGGGAGAAACGGCGCGATCTACAATACGGAACGCCTGATGCGCACCGAGATGGCAAGGGTGCAGACCGAAGCGCAAAGGCAGTCTTTCATTGAAAATGGATTCACTCAATATATGTTCATAGCAAACAGCGGGTGCTGCGCCGATTGTCAGGCGAACAATGGGAAACATTTTAAAGTTGAGAATATGAAACCGGGAAATAATGCCCCTCCTATCCATCCGCATTGCCGATGCTCTGTTGCTGCGTGGGAAGACGATGAAGAATATGAAGCATGGTTAGACTTCCTCAGCAAAGGAGGAACTACAAAGCAATGGAACGCAAGTGGCCGGGCTAAGTGGGAAAAACAAAAAAACGGCGGGAAAGCTGTTGCAAAATCCAGTGGGAATGGTATAATATCTTTAAGGAAACCTTTGAGGATAGATATGCAATATTTTGCAAAAATCCCACCAGATAAAATCAACAAGTTTTTACTTAAACCGGGCGCCAAACATTCCAAAGAGTTTTTTGATGTTGGATATAAAGAAAGTGATTATGAACTTTTAGTAAACGATTTGTTAAATGGCTTTTCAAATGGTGAAATTGTAGATAGGATTGTATTTTCTAATGATGTAGAAAGATTTAGCATTTTTATGCAATTGGGCGTTAAAAAGAAAAAAAGATTTAGATCTGTTTGGCAAAAGGATACGCCAGAGAGTGAACCGCGTCTTATAACAGCGCACAGGGAGGATTAAGCATGGAAATTAAATTGTTTGATAAAGTGAAAATTATTGAGAATGGTATATTTGGTACTGTTGTTGATATTTATCAGGATAACGGATCTTCTGTGTTTGTAGTTGAGAGCGATTCAGAAAAGGCGAAAGGTGGATATGGAGACAAGTGGCCTTTGTTTGATTGCTTAGAAAATGAAATTGAAAAACTAAAGAAGGATTATGGAATAACATGGACGGAAATATAAAAGCACCTTTGCAGTGACGCAGGGCGCTTTTTTCATGCCTATTTTTAGAGGTGATGCAGCTTGATTGTAATACGCCGCCAAACCGACGGTATTACAGTAACCGGCCACGCGGGATATGCAGAACCGGGAAAGGATATTGTCTGTGCGGCTGTCAGCGCACTTTTACAGACGTTTATAGAATCGGTGGATAAACAGACCACCGGCAAATTAAAATGTGATATAAGGGCGGGAAATGCCCTTGTACGATATGGGAATCTATCAGCAGACGTTAAACTGCTTTTAGATTCCTTTTTTATTGGCGTTCAAATGATCGCCGACGCATACCCGGATTATGTCCGGGTGATCGTCTAAGCTATGCAGACGTTAAACCCATTAGGACAAAGGCAGGCGTGGAACCTAAAAAAGCTACGGCAAACATGCGAAAGTTTCAAAAACGGAGGTACATACATGAAAAAACGATTTGATTTACAGCTATTTGCGGAAGAAGCAGCCACGGACGCGGCAGCTGCACCCGCGGCAGAACAGGCAGAAGAACCGGCAAAACCAGAACCGGCACCAGCGGCTGTGCTGAAAGAGAAAGGCGCAAAATACACAGACGCGGACGTTGACGAAATCTTAAACAGGAAATTTGCGGAATGGCAGAAAAAACAGCAGAAAGCAGTGGACGAAGCCCAGAAGCTGGCGACCATGAACGCCACACAAAAGGCGGAGTATGAACGGGATCAGCTAAAAAAGGAATTAGAGGAGTTGAAGCGCATTTCTGCATTGTCCGAAATGAGCAAAACAGCCCGGAAGATGCTTTCTGACAACGGGATCACGATCTCCGACGATCTTCTTTCCGTTATGGTGACGGAGGACGCGGAAACCACAAAAGCCGCTGTCGACGGGTTTTCACAGATGTTTACCCAAGCCGTGGAAGCCGCCGTAAAAGAAAGGTTGAAAGGCGATCCGCCCCGCAAAGGCTCAGGATCAGGCGTGCCAGCCATGACGAAAGAACAGATCATGGCAATTCGTGACCCTGAACTAAGACAAAAGAAAATGCTTGAACACAAAGAACTATTCAATTTTTAGGAGGTAAATTATGAAACATTTTGATTTACAGTTATTCGCTGTTGATGAGAAAACAATCAAGGCGGCTGATCTTGCAAAAGTGCGAGATGTAGACTTTGCCGAAAGATTCACCACAGGGATTGAAACCCTCATGAAAATGCTGGGTATTACCCGTAAGATCGAGAAAAAAGCTGGGGAAATTTTGAAAGTATATAAAGTGACCGGCACTTTGGAAAGCGGCACGGTCGCAGAGGGGGAAGTGATCCCGCTTTCTAAATACGAAACCACATACACCGCTATCGGTGAAGCAGAACTGAAAAAATGGCGCAAGGTGACAACCGCCGAAGCTATTTCTGAAAAAGGCTATGGACAGGCGGTTAACGATACCAATGACAGAATGCTCAAAGACATTCAAAAAGGCGTTAGAAGCGATTTTGTAACATTTCTGGGAACCGGTACAGGAAAGGCGACCGGCGTTGGCTTGCAGGCGGCTATGGCTCAGGTATGGGGACAGATGCAGGTGCTGTTTGAAGATACCAGCATTGAAACTGTATATCTCATGAATCCGCTGGATGTAGCTGATTATCTGGGAAGCGCTCAGATCAGCACTCAGACCGCTTTTGGTATGTCCTATATTGAAAACTTCTTGGGTATGGGTACCGCTATTCTTGCTTCTGATATTCCGAAAGGAAAGATCTATGCAACAGCAGCAGAAAACATTGTTCTGTACTATATCCCTGTTACCAGCGCGGATATGGCGCAGGCGTTTGACCTGACCTCTGATGCAACCGGTCTGATCGGGATTCATACTGGCCCGACTTATGACAACCTTTCCGCTGAAACCGTAGCAGCTTCCGGTGTTGGCCTGTTTGCTGAAAAACTGGACGGAATTGTCATTGGTTCCATTACTACCGGGGTGGGAGCGTAAGATGTATCAGGTGATCAGACACTTTGTCGATCTACAGGACAAGGATTATCCGTATTATGTAGGAGATACTTTCCCTCGTCAGGGGTTAATTGTAAACGATACCCGGATTTTGGAACTATCCGGGAGCGGCAATAAACAGGGGGTTCCTTTGATCCGGCTTGTCGAGGAAAACAAGAAAGCACCGAAAAGAGCAAAAAAGACCGCCAAAGTATAGAGGGGGTGGGCTAAATGCTTGAAAATCTAAAAATCATGCTTGGCATTGCTGGGAATGACACTGCCCTTGATAGTAGATTAAACCTGATCTTGCAAACTGCAACGGCAAGGCTTAAAAACTTGCTTGGAGGCATTGAACCGCCTGAAAGCATGGCACATATTATCATGGAGGTATCAATCATACGGTTTAATCGGATAGGTTCTGAGGGTTTGTCTAGTCATTCAGTAGAGGGTGAAAGCCTTTCTTTTGCTGATAGCGATTTTTCAGGTTTTGCAGATGAAATACAGGCGTTTCTGGAATCTCAGGAATCCGGCACCCGTGGAAAGCTGAGGTTTTTATAATGAGATATGACACGCCTGTATATTTTCAACGAATCAAAGCGGGAGAATACAATCCAGACACCGGGGACTATGAACCAGATATTCCGGTTGAAACAAAGTGCTATGCCTCTGTTACCAATTCCGGGATTGAAACGCTCAATCTTGTATATGGCGAGTTGAAGCAAGGCAGCCTTACAATTCGCTTGCAGAATCATTATACAGAACCGTATGACCGCATCCGCATAGGTGATAAAACATATCGTGTTGATATGTCCCGGCCCTTGCGGGTGGGCCATACGTTCGTTATAAGCGAGGCGCAGCAGAATGGCTAATACAGTTTTTAGGATTGACGGACTGGAAGAACTCAACAAAAAACTGCGTAAAAATATAAATTTGGCAGATGTAAAACGAGTGGTTTCTCATAACGGGAAAAAATTACAAGACAAGATACAGGGAAACGCAGACTTTAAAAAAGGTTATGCTACCGGACAGACCAAAAGAAGCGTTGGGCTGAGTATCAAAGACAATGGCATGACAGCGGAAAGCGGGCCGACAACGGAGTATTCCGAGTATTTGGAACGTGGAACCCGGCTTATGGACGCTCAGCCTTTTGTCAAACCCGCATTTGACGAACAAAAAGAAACATTTAAACAAGATCTGCAAAAGCTTGTAAAGTAGGTGATAAATTGGATTACCTAGACCCACAGCAGGAGTTATTTATTGCATTAAAACTAGGCATTGAAGCGATAGGATATGCGGTATATGACGGCGTTTTGCCGCCTGAAAATACCCCATATCCTTTCGTATATATGGGAGAGTTCCGGCAAACAGACAACCAAAATAAAAGCAAGATCAACGGGCTTGTTTATTCAACAATCCACGTTTGGAGCGACACACCGAAAAACCGGGGCACCGTATCAAAAATCTTGCTTGATATAAAAGGCGTTTGCCGTAAGATTGAGCACACAAAAACCTTTGCTTGGTTTTTGCGCAATGTAAACCAAGGCATAATGCCAGACAATACGACAAAAACCCCTCTTTTACATGGATATGTAGATTTGGAGTTTTATTTTAGTTAGGAGGAAAAATAATGAATTTACAGTTATTCGCTGAGGCCGTAAGCGGTAAAAAAATCGTATACCTTTACCGGCTCAAAAGCACAGCAAGCACCAAAGCAGCGGAAGGGATTGCTTTTACTACTGAGAACAGCAGAACAAAATCTAAGGACAGCGATTCCACCGTAACAAAAGATGGTTCTATCCGTACACCGGGAGCCGTTGAGGTTGAAATCTCTGCTACTTCCATTCTGTCTAAAGGTGACACGCTGATCGCAGCACTTGAAGATGCGATGGATAGCAATGAATTGATTGAAGTATGGGAAGCAAACCTGGAAGAACCGGCAGAATCCGGAGAAAATAAGTTTAAAGGCATGTATTTCCAGGGCTATTTAACCGAAATCGAATACGCTTCCAATGCGGAGGATATGGTTGAGGTGTCCTTGACATTCGGCATCAACGGTTCTGGCAAGCGCGGTGATGTTACTGTGACTACTGCTCAGCAGGAAATGGCTGAATACGCATTTACTGATACAGTGAAAACAGGGGAATAAGCAAATATTTTACAGTTAAAGGGGGCGGTAAACGTCCCCTTTCATTTTTAGGAGGAAATAGGAATGTTGGAATTAACGATCAAAGGCGAAGTATATCAGTTTAATTTTGGAATGGGCTTTTTGCGAGAGATCAATAAAAAGATCAGCGCTCCAGTCGACGGGTTAAAAGACGTTAATAAAAATATTGGCTTACAGTATACGGTAGCCAGTGTTATTGACGGAGATCCGGAAGCGCTGGTTGACGTTTTAGAAGTCGCAAACAAGGGCTTTAGTCCTAGAGTTTCCCGCAATTTGCTAGATTCATATATTGACGACGCTGAAACGGATATTGACGATCTGTTTAAAACGGTGATTGATTTTTTAAAGAATGCAAATGCTACGAAGAAAGCAGTGGAAACGATTCTGGAAGCAGTGGAGAAACAGAAAGCGAAAGAACAGGCGAACCAGAATTAAAAACCCTTGAAGAAGTATACCGGGAAGTTGCCTTAAATTGTTTTCGTTTTTTAGATTACAAGAGTTTTGCAGAGGTCGACCGCATCACGATCCCGGAATATGAACTGTTGATGGAATCGGTGCGGTTAAAACAGGTAGATCAGGACTACCGAAACCATCTGCAGGCCTATTTGAATTTTGTGGTTAAAGCCGAGAAAAAAGCCGGAAAGAACAAAACAAAGCCGGTATATAACCGGTTTGAAAAGTTCTTTAACTACGAAAGAAGAATTGAGGAAGTAAAAAATAAGGGCAAAGATACAGGCAGATTCGCCGGATTGAAAAGATTTTTGAAAAAGGGGGTGGAATGATATGGCAGAAAGCTATTCTGTAAAAGCGGTATTATCTGCTTATGATAAGGGCTTTACATCTGCCATGAAAAACGCCACAAAATCAACTGACAGTTTAGCGAGCAAAATAAAAAACGGCTTTTCGTTCGGAGTTTTTGCCGGTGCTGGGCAGCAGGCTTTTAGTATGCTCACAAACGGAGTAAAGGGCTTGATGGGCGATATGAGTTCAGCAAATGCCACATGGAAAACTTTTGCCGGGAATATGAAAATATTCGGAAAGAGTGCTGATATTAAACCGGTAAAAAAGGAACTGCAATCATTCGCCGAACAGACAATATATAGTTCAAGCGATATGGCGAGTACTTACGCACAACTGGCAGCGGTAGGCACTAAGAATACAACAAAACTTGTAAAAGGATTCGGCGGTTTGGCGGCAGCGGCGGAGAATCCGCAGCAGGCAATGAAAACACTGTCACAACAAGCAACACAGATGGCCGCAAAGCCAGAGGTCGCATGGCAAGACTTTAAATTGATGTTGGAGCAGACACCGGCTGGGATTGCGGCGATTGCAAAGTCTATGGGAAAAACCACATCGCAGCTTGTAAAAGATGTCCAGGACGGCAAAGTGTCAACCGATGAATTTTTTAAGGCGATTGAGAAAGTCGGAAACAGTAAGGGCTTTATGGATTTAGCCACACAGTATAAAACCGTCGGTCAAGCTATGGACGGCTTGAAAGAAACGGCGGCGAATAAACTAGGGCCTGCTTTTGATGTCCTTTCACAGACCGCAACGGGCGCAATCAGCAAAGTTATTGACTGGATGGGCAAAATTGATGCCCAATCTATCGCTGATAAAGTTTCCGGTGCCGTTAATACGATCAAAAAATATTGGGATGCGCTGGTTGATTCCTTTTCCGGCGTTGGAACGGCTGTTTCTGGCGCATTTCAGGCAATCAAAGATGCGCTAGGTGCTACGGGTGAATTTAGCAATGTTTCACCGCTGGAAACGTTTAAAAATGCGGCGAAAGCTGTTGCGGACACAATCAAATCTGTATCAGCATTTTTGACGGAACATGCGGACACAATAGCAAAAATCCTTCCATGGGTTGGAAAAGCGGCGGCAGCGTTCTTAGCGTTCAAGGCAGTCAATTCTGTTGTTCCCGGTTTGGGTTCGTTTGCTAAGTCGCTTGTATCAATGGCGGGAAAAGGCGTTGCAGGACTAGCAACGAAACTTTTCAGTATTGCCGGAGGCACGAAAGCGGCTGGAAGTGCGGCAGCTGGAAGTGCTACCCAGATGATGGCCTCTGCGAAATCGTTTATGATGATGGGTGCCGCTACGCTCATGATAGCAGCAGGATTCGCCTTATTAGCGTTTTCGGCGATTAGCTTAGCAAATGCCGGAGGGCCTGCAATAGCGGTGATGGCGGGGCTTACAGTGGCTCTGGTGGGCTTAGGCGTTGGTATGGCGCTCCTCTTGAAATTCTTAAGCACATTAGGCCCAACTGCTACACAGGGAGCAATGGCGATGCTTATTCTAGGTGCGGCGGTTCTTGTAGTTAGTATTGGCTTTGCGGTACTGGCGGCAACTGCTATCGCTCTAGCAAATTCAGGCGGATTGGCTATTGCAGTTATGGCCGGGCTTGTGATTGCTCTGGCGGCCCTTATGGTATTAGCGGCTGTTTTAGGGCCTGCATTAGCGGCGGGGGCTGTTGGATTCATTGCATTCGGTGCAGCTATCTTGATGTGCGGTGCCGGCGCTTTATTGGCGGCTGTAGCATTGCAGTTAGTTGTTGCTGTACTTCCTCAACTTATAGCTTATGGCTTGCAGGGGGCTGTTTCTATTCTGGCATTAGGGGCGGCCTTGCTCGTGTTTGGTGCTGGTGCTCTAGTAGCTGGTGCTGGGGCTTTAGTCTTAGCTGTTGGGCTGGCGGCGGCTGGGGTCGCAGTTGTCGTCCTTTCAGCGGGCTTTGTAGTGCTTTCGGCGGCAATTTTAGTTGCAGCTTTAGGCTTATCTTTGCTTTCGACTGTTCTTCCTGTATTTGCAGAAAATGGGGCGGCGGCAGCCGGGGCGTTTGTTAAGTTAGGCGCAGCATTGCTGATCTTTGCGCCGGGCGCATTGGCAGGCGGTGCAGCGGCAGCGGTGCTTGGTGCTGGTTTGCTCGTGGTAGCTGGGGCGGCGATGATGATTGCAACGGCTATGATGTTAGTTTCAACCGCAACTGTGATTGCAGGCGTGGGCTTGCAGATGATTGCTCAGATATTACCCATTATTTCATTGTTTGGCGGTCAAGGTGCAGCGGCTCTTGTCGAATTAGGGGCGGCGTTCCTTGTATTCGGTGCGGGGGCAACAGTGGCGGGGGCTGGTACGCTTGTCCTTGCGGCTGGATTTACGGCGTTAGGCGTTGGCGCTTTATTGGCGGCTGTAGGCATAACAGCAGTATCCGGAGGCATTGCCTTATTGAATATGGTATTCCCGATGCTGGTTGCAATCAGCGGCGAAGCCTCGGCGGCCTTGCTAGAAATCGGCGGCGCATTATTAGCCTTTGCGCCCGGAGCATTAGCAGCCGGTGCGGCAGCGGGAATCTTTGCGGCTGGTATGGTTGCGGCTAGCGCCGGTATTATGGTTGCAGCTGTAGCTGTTGGGTTGTTGGGCGCAGGAATGACACTTGTTGCATCAATGGCCTTAGTAGCAGCAACAAGCTTTACGATTATGGCGGCAACATTACCGTTGATTGTTGGTATTGCGAAACAGGGAGCAGTTGCGTTTATGACTATGAGCACGGGCCTGTTGGCATTTGCGCCGGCGGCATTAGCAGCAGGGGCGGCGGCTTTAGTTTTGGGCGCTGGTATGGTAGTTGCGGCGGCTGGAATTACGCTTGTTTCTGTTGCAATTATGGCTTTATCGGCTGGAATGATGTTAATTGCATTATCGGCTCAGATTTTTGCGGCAAGTATTGCGCTTATGGCGGCTTCTTTGCCTCTTATTGTGGCGATGGCCGGACAGGGTGCGATTGCGTTTACTGTATTAGGTTCAAGCCTTGTGGCGTTTGCACCGGCGGCTCTGGCCGCTGGAGCTGGTGCGTTAGTGCTGGCGGCGGGGCTTACAGTTTCCGTTGCAGCTATGACGTTGCTTGCAGCATCTACACTGGCGGCGGGTGCGGCTATGACGTTATTGACAGCCGGCACTATGACGTTTGCAATGGGCTTGATGATGGTTTGCAGTACGATCACAACGGTTATATCGGCGTTTATGCTGATCCCGGTTGCTTCAATGCTTGTTATTTCTGCGTTTACGGCGTTAATGGGAATGTGTATGGTAATGAGCAGTACATTGCTTGTATTATCGGCATCCTTGTTGGTTCTTGTTGGTAGTGCGGCGGCCTCAGCGTTAGGGATTGGAGCGTTTGGAATTGCAATGATGACAGCAAGTGCTGGGACGCTTTTAATGGCGGCGGCCTTGAAGTCTGTTACTTCTAAAATGAAATCCATTGCTAAAAACGCAAAGTCAGCAGAAAAATCACTGAAAACCATGAAATCAGCGGTGAAATATGTGGAAACCGGACTTGATTCGCTTGGGAACAAAGCGAAAACAGCTATGAATAAGTTGAAAAACGCATTTGATAATACAGCAAGCAAGGTAAAAACCTCTGGTAAGAAGGTTGGAACCGGATTTACTCAGGGTATGAAAGTAGGTTTACAGCTTGCGCCTATGATTGCAAATCTTACAGTTGTTTCTATAACTGCAACATTACGATCTGGCCGCAATGCGGTATACAGTGCCGGGGCATATATCAGTAAAGGATTTGCGCAAGGTATGTTGTCGTGCCTTAGCAGAATCAGAAACGCAGCGAACCAGATGGCAGCGGCGGCCGATAGGGCAGTAAGGGCAAAAGCGAAGATCAAAAGCCCGTCAAGAGTAGCGGCCGGTTTAGGTGCATATTGGGGTGAAGGTTTTGCAAATGGTATTTCTGAAATGACCGGTAAGGTGCAGAAAGCAGCAAATAACCTTGTATCAATCCCGAATATTTCTACGCCTGATCTAGCTTTAGCATATGGTGGCGAGATGTCCGCTGATTATGAATATTCCCGCAATGCTCAATATACAATCGTTGTACCGGTTGAGATTGACGGAAAAGAAACTGCTCGTGTGATTGCGCCATATTCTGAATCAGAACTATCCAAAAGGCAGATCAGAGAAAGCCGAAAACATGGCAGAGTGTAGGAGGGGAAGTAATGTATCATTTTATTGATGTTACAGAAGTTTCGGAGGGGAATTTGCTTCCCTCCGAAGCTTTAAAGCTAAACAGCGAATATATTGAAAATCTGATTCCGGGCTATCGCACTTTGGCCGTTTCAGGGCGTGAAGCGTTGTCCCCGGAGTTATCAACCTATGAATCCGGCGTTCGAGACGGTTCTTCCCTACTCAATAGGAGATACCCGGCCCGGACAATCGTTGTAAAATATCAGCTTATGGCCGAAACAAGTGAGGCATTCCGGGAGGCATATAATCAACTAGGCAAGATCCTAAATGTTGAAAACGCAGAAATGATATTTAACGATGAACCGGATAAATTTTATATCGGCACACCGTCCTTAATTGATGAAGTTGACCCCGGAACAAATGCCGTTGTCGGTGAAATCGAGTTTCTGTGTCTTGATCCGTTCAAATATTCCGTTGTCGAATATGAGGCGGAACCGTCACTTGATGAATCAAGCATACTGATCGACTACAACGGGACATATAAATCGTTTCCAGTTCTGGAAGCTGATTTTTTCAGTGAAAAGGACGTTGCAGACGATGGAGAAACGGCGGGGACACTTACCGGCTCAGGCGATTGCGGCTATGTTGCTTTCTTCACTGAGGACGAAAAAATCATACAGCTTGGGAATCCGAATGAAGAAGATACCGAAGAAGCATACGCAAAATCCCAAACGCTCATGAATCAAACTTTTCTTAGTAGCACTGCATGGGGAACAACTGCAAAATCATTGTGGGGTGTAAATAACGGGACTGTATTACCTACATCTGTAAAGCAGCTTGGTAGTGTGGCGATGAAAGTCGCCTCCTATACGCCACCTCCTAGCCCTACAACGACAACCGCAACTATCTTGAATAAGGCAAAAACAACAGTAAGCGCACCGACTTTTTATTATACGATCAAGGCGAAAACGACAAGCCGAAACGCAACATCGGTTAAAGTTAGCCTAACAATAACAACCTCTTTAGGCTCCAGCGGTTCATATTTTGGGCGTGGATACGGGCTTAGGGGTTCTGTGTATATTGGTGGTTCGTGGCATAATATCACAATTAAAAACACGAGTTCATATTGGAAAGGAAAAAGCGGTCATACTGTGAGCATGGCCGTTACTGTTTCGGGGCTTTCTGGTACAACTTCATCTATTTCCGGTATCAAGTTCAAAGTAACCAGAACAGACAGCCTAGGAACAGCAGGAACCCTAGGAGAAACATCGTGTAAAAGCTTGCCAATCAGTACCTATATTGCAAGCGTGCCTGAAACCTATTATCTAGCCGCCTCTAGTTATGGCTCAGCTAACGGGGCATGGCATGGCCCATCTATCACTAGGACATTACCGGCGGATGCGGCGGGGGATATTGGAGCGCAAAACTTCACATTGACCTATAAACAAAAAATGTCAATCAGCAGCAGCGGAACCGGCCAATTAGGGGCCTTTCAGGTTCAGGTTGTCGGGACTAATGGGGAGAAGATCGCCGGGGTACGGATATATAAAAATACATCTGGGAAATCCGGTCGGCTTGTCTTGTATATTGATGGCGCACAGGTATATACCGGAAGCCTTGATTTATCGTATAACAATAAATATTTTGGGGCAAAGGAATCATCTGTTCAAACCTCTACTATCTCTAAAAGCGGTAGTAAAATTACTTTCAGCATAGGAGGAGTGAAAAAGACGTTCACCGATTCCGGGGTAAGTGCGGCAAAGGCTAGGAAAGTTACTTTCACTTTTGAACAGTATTCGACAAAATCAGCATTGTCGTATAACGGGCTTTATCGTGCAAAATTTGTCAAAAATAACTGTGAAACGGAAAAGGACATTCCGAACAAATTCAGCGCCGATGATGTTGTTGAGGCAGATTGTAAAAACGGTGATATTCGCTTGAATGGAATATTATCGCCGCAGCTTGGAGCATTGGGGAACGATTGGGAAGGGTTCTATTTAACACCCGGACTAAATCAGATCGGTATTTCCTATTCTGAATGGGTGCCCGCTGAATATGCGCCTGCATTCAAGGTTAGATATAGGGAGGTTTTCCTATGATTGTTTACTTTGCAGACCGTAAAATGAATATTCTAGGCATGGGGAGCACGGAACTAAGAAAAGGGTTAACCATAGCCAATGATAAGAAAACTGAAGAAATCGAAACCGGAGTTGCAATCTTTGAATGTGATATTCCTTACGATTCAAGCACAAGGGAAAAGGTTAATGCTTGCGCTGAGGTTGGAAACTATATCTTGCGGAAAAACGATGATGAAAACGAGTTCTACACCATCATTGAATCCGAAATAGATACCAAAAAACAGGTTGTATATATCTATGCAGAAGATGATGGAATGGACTTGTTGAATGACGTTGTAGGCGCATATGAAGCTGATAAGGCATACCCGATCAGCCATTACATCAATAAGTTTTCCGCCGGCTCTGGTTTTGTGATTGGGAGGAATGAAGTTTCAAGCCTTACCCGAAAATTAAGCTGGGACGGTGAATCTACAGCGGCGGCCCGGCTTGCCAGTGTTGCGACACAGTTTGATGGGTGCGAAATCTCGTACAGTTTCGACATTAAAGGTTTGTTTGTAACAAAAAAGTATATCAACATCTATAAGCAGCGGGGAAAGGACATAGGGATTCAATTACGGCTGAATCAGGATATAGACAGTATTACCACGTCTAAATCTATCGCTAATCTTGCAACAGCTTTAGAATGTACCGGGGGAACGCCTGAAAATTCGGAGAATCCGATCACACTGAAAAACTATACCTATGACGACGGTGATTTTTATGTCGACGGCACTGTTTTAAAATCCCGTACAGCCCTTAAAAAATGGGCCAGATATTTATGGAGGACTGAGCAGGCACAAGCATCCGGCGGGCATATCGTGAAACAGTTTTCCTATGACACGACAAGCCCGGCGACATTGTGCTCTCATGCAAGAACAGAACTGAAAAAGGCTCGTGAAATAGAAGTCAATTATGCTGTTGACCTGAAAAAATTGCCTGAGAACGTCAAAATAGGTGATCGGGTCAATATCATAGATGACGAGGGCGGCCTTTATTTATCGACAAGAATTTTAAAACTTGAAGTTTCCGTTGCGGAAAAAGAACAGACCGCAACATTGGGAGAATATCTCATTAAGGGAAGCGGGATTGCTCAGAAAGTGGCTGATCTTGCGGCCCAGTTTGCGAAAAACTCAGTTTCGGCAACCCGTGCTCTTGCTATTGCAAACAATGCGAAAGCGGCGGCGAATGCAGCACAAACACAGGCAGATCAGGCTGTTTCCGACGCAGCCTCAGCGCAAACAGCAGCCAATGCGGCACAGCAAACGGCGGATCAGGCTGAACAATCAGCACAGGAAGCACAAACGGCGGCCAATAACGCACAAACGGCTGTTGGTGAAGTTGTTGAAAGTGTAACGTCATTACAGGAAACTGTAACAAACGCACAAACAGCGGCTGATAATGCCTATACAGCGGCGCAGACAGCGCAGACAAAAGCTGAGGAAGCGGCAACGGCGGCGAGCAATGCCGTTAAGGATGCAACAGAAGCAAAGACAGCGGCGGCCACTGCTCAAAGTACAGCGGATGGAGCGGTAACCAATGCGGAAACTGCAATCAGTACGGCGAACACAGCGAAAGCGCAGGCAGAGGGAGCAAGCGCTACGGCAGAAGCGGCGAAAGCCGACGCGCAGGAGGCACAGAAAGAAATTGATTCTCTTGGCGATAACCTTGATACCCTTTCCCACACTATGACGGCTGAATATGCTCGGAAAACGGATTTGACCGAAGCTACATCGAACCTGCAAACCCAGATCACCCAGAATGCCGGAACGATCGCAACGCACGCCAAGCAGATCACAACGATTGACGAAACGGCCAATAATGCAGCCGAACAGGCAGAAGCCGCTAATAATACGGCAGCTGCCGCTAAAGAAGCAGCCGATAAGGCTACAGCAGATGCGACCGCGGCTCAAACAGCAGCCGATACTGCGAAAACCGCCGCGGCAAACGCTCAAAGTGAAGCAGACGCGGCAAAAACGGCGGCAGAAACTGCAAAAAATGTCGCAGATAAGGCTGAAACAGACCTTGAAGCAGCAAAGGCCGATCTTGCAACGGTACAAGGACGGGTTGATGCCACAGAAGAAGACATTGCGGCGGCAGAGGCGGCTGTAGCTGATGCGCAAGCGGCTGCCGATAAAGCAAAAGCAGACGCAACCGCAGCGGTAGAAGCAGCTGAAACCGCCCAAACTAAAGCGAATACAGCGGTAGATAATGCAGCGGCGGCTCAGAAAGCGGCCAACGATGCGGCGAGTAAAGCGAATTTGGCACAAAAGACTGCGGACGAAGCGAAAGGAGATGCGACAGCCGCCCAGACAAAAGCGCAGGAAGCTGCCGAAGCCGCAGCAAAGGCACAATCTACGGCAGATACAGCAAAAACAAATGCGGACACAGCCCAGGCAACAGCAGATACCGCCGCTCAAAAAGCATTGGCAGCGCAAAACGCCGCAAATGATGCAGATGCAAAAGCCCAGCAGGCGGCGGCTGATCTTGCCACAGCACAGCAAAACCTAGCCAATGTTACAAGCCGTGTTGACGCAACGGCAGAGGAAGTAGCCGCGGCACAAGCGGCTGTTGAAACGGCACAAAAGGCGGCTGATTTGGCGAAAACCAATGCCCAAGCGGCGCAGGCAACAGCAGATACGGCAAAGGCAAACGCCCAGGCAGCGCAAAATGCGGCTGACACTGCAAAGACTGCTGCCGATAATGCGCAGGCGGCAGCAGACGAAGCAAGATCCGCAGCCGAACAAGCACAGCTTGATGTTGATAATTTGGAATCCCGTGTTACATCAACAGAAACGTTGATCGAACAGAATACCAAAGACATATCTCTATCTGCAACCAAAGAAGAAGTCACTGAAACCCTGGGCGGCTTTTATACCAAAGAGGAAGTCGAAGCGTTATTAAAAATTAAGGCTAACGAAATCATCATGAAATTCACGGAGGAAAATAAGAGTATTTATGATGAAAACGGGAAATTGCAGGAACAGATTAACGGTATCACAAAGTATTTCACTTTTAATCTGAACGGGTTAACGATCGGGGAGGTGGACAGCCCAAATAAAATCGTTATCGACAATAAGAAAGTTGCGATTATTGTAAACGGCGTAGAGGTTGAACAGTTCGATGCAACTGGGAAAGGCTTGATCCCGGATTTAGAGGTGACAAGAAGTTTTGAACTTTTGGGGCTGCTTATTACCGAGGATAACGAACGGGTCAACTGCAGAGATATGGAGGTATAGCAGATGGCGATTTCAATTAGCATTTCATTAGCGCAAACATCACAAAGCGTTTCCGGGAACTATTCCTATGTTTCCGCAACGGTTAAATATAATAAATCGTCCACGACATGGAACGCTAACGGGGCACCGCTGACGATTGTTGTGAATGATTCTACTGCTTGGAGCGGTGACGTTACCTTCCCGAAAGGAACAACCAGCGGGACATTGAAAACCGTTACTTCTATCAAGGTTCCGCATGACAGTGATGGTACTAAAACCGTATCAGCGAGTGCAACGCTTGTTTCTGGTACTAACTCAGGGACGGTCAAAGCCAGCACGTCGAAAGCATTGACACGAATACCGAGGAAAAGCACGCTGAGCGTTGAAAATGGAACGCTAAACACCGGCCAGACGTTGACCGTCACACGACAAGCAACGAGTTTCACGCATACCATAACGGCAAAGTGTGGGAGCGCCAGCACAACGATCTGTACAAAGTCAACAAGTGAAAGTATAAGTTTTACGCCTCCGCTTAACTGGGCGAGCCAAAACACAACCGGTACAAGTCTTACAGTGACCTACACGATCACAACGTACAGCGGAACAACAAACTTAGGCTCAAACAGCTATACAAAAACCTGTTCTATCCCGTCAAGTGTAAAACCGTCTGTTTCTATTTCCGTTTCGGATGCTATGGGATACAGCGGGACATATGGCGGATGGGTTCAGGGAAAATCAAAAATCGCCGTTTCGCTTACCTCATCCGGCTCTTATGGTTCAACCATTAAAAGCCGGTCAACCTCTGTAGACGGGAGCAAATACACATCTGCTTCCTTTACTACAGGTGCTATTAAAGGCAGTGGAACATTAAAAATTAGTTCAACTGTAACCGATTCGAGGGGCAGGACTGCAACAGATTCTGAAAATATAGCCGTTTTGGCGTATTCTTCCCCAATCATCAGCGCTGTTAGCGCCGCACGTTGCAATTCGGACGGATCAGCCAATTCTTCCGGCGCATATATCAAAGTGACTTTCAGCGGGAAAGTGACGGCGTTAGATAATCACAATACGGCGGCATATTCGCTAAAGTACAAGAAAACAGCGGATACGGCGTACACAACGGTTACATTGTCGAATTATGCGAATGCATATACTGTCACAAATGGCACGTATATTTTTGCGGCTGATACTATATCAAGCTATGACATAGCTGTAACGGCGGCGGATAATTTTAGTTCTGTGAGTAAGCAGACAAGCGGGTCATCAATCAAAAAAATTTGGTCGATCTGGAAAAAGAAATTTTCTATCGCATTCGGGAAGATCGCAGATATTGAAAATTCCGTTGATTTTGGTTTGCCAGCATATTTTAGGCAGGGGATTTATTTTCCAGGTAATTTCAATTCCGATTTCATAAAAAACACGCCGCTTAATTTGGGAACTGCGGAAGAGATTCCCAATGGAGCGGATTTGAACAGCTATACTGCGCCGGGGACATATGACTGCAAGGTAAACGCGACCGCAGAGACCATTGTCAATAGACCGTCAGGCTTGAAAAACCTATTTAAGTTAGTAGTGCAAGACAACGGTGGAACCAATCTTACAGGAACACAAATGTTGTATAGCTTAGATAAAATATATTTTAGATATTTTTGGAGAAGCAATGCGAATTGGTTATTTGATGAATGGGTACAAATCCATACTGACGGTGGTTCTAATTTTTATACAGCAAAAGATCAATTTTTTTCCAGCGGAAATTACGGATTTAACTTTAATAATTCAGATGTAATTGGTTTTAATGGTATTTATTTTAATGATGCCGCAAATGATGGGCTTGAGGGACTAAATTTTCCAAAATCAGGGATTTCAATTTCCGGCCCAGATTATGTTTTTAAAGAAACAGATTTCTATACATTAAGAATAGACGCTAACGGTGAATTAAAAAAAGATGGTAACTTAGTTCCTGTATATGGCGAACATATAGGAAAAACATTATGGAGCGGAAGTTGGAAGTCAGGTTCGATCACGATCCCAAATCTAAAGAAATATCGTTTATTCGCGCTGTTTGATTCCGAAAAAGGGACAGTCATTTTAGTACCTCGAACTACAAGTTGGTTTCGTGGATTAGGCGGATATATATCTGATAGTGAAAATCTGTGGTGGTATGCGATCAACGCAGAAATTACGAATCTAGAAAATGGGACGGTGAAACTTATTAAACAAGGTGGTTTTATGAATAAAGGTGCAGGGGGAATGCAATCATGGACAACAACCAGTATCGTGGGTATAGTGTAGGAGAGTGAAAATATGCAGCTACAAGTAACAGACGGATACATCACCGGGTATGCGACGGTAGGCGGGTTCCCAGACGGGATAGAGGTGCCGGACAGCTTTTTGGAAGAACTGGAGCCGGAGAAAATCGGGTATTACAAATATGAAGGCGGGAAGGCCGTATTAGACGAGGAAAAATATGCTGCTTATCTGGCAGAGAAAGAACAGGGAGAGGCTTCCCAGTCTGAATATATTCCAAGTAAACAGATATCTATGGAAACTGTGATAAGAACTATGTTAGAAACGAGTACATTCACAGACGATGACATCAAGTTGAAAGCTTCTGGCTTATATGAAGTCTGGACACCGGGGAAATATGAAGTTGGAGAGATCCGCAACTGGTATGACCAGACGTGGGAATGTTTCCAGACACATGATAACGCGGTGTACCCGGATATCAAACCAGATAATCAAGCATGGTTTACTTTCTGGAAACCACTACATGGAAAATCAAAGGAAACAGCTCGCCCTTTTGTACCAGTACAAGGATCACATGATATATATCATGCCGGGGAATACGTCTGGTATGAG